GCTGCCGGGCTTGGCCACAAGGTTGATGCCGACGGAGCGCATGTCTTGTTTGATCATGCCCAGCGTCATCTTCAGCGTGTTGTCCAGCCTGGCGGCCTTGGCGTCGGCGCGGTTGACGGCGCTTTGCAGCGTGAGTAGGTGGCCGAGCTGCGCCTTGGTGACGTAGGGCTGCACCCGCACCAGATCCAGCTCTGCGAACTTGGCCGGCTCTTGCTGCGACATGCGCACATAGCCATAGAACTTCGAGAAACTGTCGGGCGGCTCGCGGCCCTCGGCATCTGCCTTGGCGCTGCGCCATTTCGCTTCAAGCCAGTCACGGATCTGGCGTTCCTGCTCGGGCGCTGCGCTGCGCAGTGCGGACACGGTGGTGGGCGACATCCGGCCACGGTCGATCGCCTCGGCCCACGCCGTGTTCGTGATCTCGCGCGCAGCCTTCGCGCGGGCGGCGTCAGCCTCGGCGAAACGGATCTTCACCTCCTTGACCGCCTCGTCTTCGTCCGCACCGGAGAACCTGCTGCGCGCCTGGTCCAGCGCGTCGGCCATGCTCAGTCCGCGCGCCATGATCTCGTCGCCGAAGGACTGGGTCTGCTCGGCGCGCGCGCCGATCTGCACCGCCTGCGCCAACCTGTCGCGCGCCGCGGGCGTCAGCTCGGCATTCACGCGCTCCATGTAGGCCCGGGCGTAGTCGGCCTTTTGCTCGCGCAGCGCCCAACCGATCACGGACTCGTGTCCGGGACTGAGGTTGTCCACGCTCTTGGCCAGGGTTTCCTCGGGCGACCAGCCATTGAGCCGGCCCAGCGCGGCGGTTGCGCTCTTGATGCGGTCTTGCGCCTGCACGACGGCGCCGATGTCCCCGGGCTGCAGCGCCATGACTTTTTGCGCAACGTCGATGGCCCCGGCTTCGGTGCTGGCGCGAAACCGCAGCGCCTCGGCGCCGGCGTGCTCAAGCACCTTGCCGCGGAACTCGGCCACCATCTGGGCGCTTGCGCGCTTGAAGGCGCGCTGCTGCTCTGGGTTGGTCAGCCGCTGGCCGATGCCGTCGATGTCGCCCTGCAGCCGCTCTGTCCAGACCTGGGCGAAGTCGCGGCCGTCGACTTGCTCCAGCGCAGCCGCGCCGCGCACGTTGGCATATCCAGCCTCGGGGTCCACCGTGCGCCGGGTTCGCGCCAATACCACGTCGTTCATGGCCGCAGCCACCGTGTCGGCGTTCTGGCGCTGCATTTCCTCTTGCACCAGCTGCATGCCCTGGGCGCCCAGCCGGCTCAGGCCCTGCCCGAGATCGGCCGTTTGCTGCGCGCCGATGGCGCCCGGGTTGACCGTGGGCGCAACGAAGCGCCCGGCGCTTTGCACCGTCGGCATGACCTGGGGGACGAAGGTCGCCATCAGTGCCCCCCGGTCCAGCCTCCCCACTGCTGATCCCAGTCGTCGGCCGGGAGCTGTGGGCCGGGACTGTTCTGCTGCAGGGTGTACCAGCTCTGCGCCACCTGCCCAGCCTGGCTGAGCACGGTGCCGAATGCGGCCATGCCGGGGCTGATGGCGCTGGCCGAGGCGCGGCGCATGTTCGCGTCGATGCGCTGGTTCACGCCGTCCATGCGGTAGCCCCAGGCCGCGCGCAGGGCATTGGCGGCAATCGTGTTGGCGTCCCACTCGCCGACGATGTCGGTGCTGGTCAGCGCCTCGGCGGCGCTGCCGCTGCCCAGATCCACGCCGCGGGCGGCCAGGCTGGCGCGCTGCGCGCCCTTGGCCTGGGCGGTGTGCAGCCGGCTGGCCTGTTCCTGGCGCTCGCCGGCATGCAGCGCCGAGCGCGCGCTTTGTTCGGCCATGCGGGCGTTGATCTCGCCCAGCTCGGCCTGCAGCCGCAGTTGGTCGCGCTGCGCGCGGGCGCCGTAGAACGCGCCGCCGATCTGCATGCCGACACCGAACGCCTGCGTGCCAAGCATGAACTGGCCGCCGACTCCTGTTGGAAACGCCACGTCAGCCCCCCACCGCAAAATCGAGCGTCATGCTCAGGATCGTCACCGGCAGCGGCACGTCCTGGCGCACGCACACGGCGCCTTCGTCGCTCCAGCGCGGCGATATCTTCACCGCCACTTCGCCCGTGCGCAGGCGCGGCGGGGCGCCGTAGGGCTCGGCGGTGCGCATCTTCACAGTCGTGAGCCTGTCCACAGACGGCCCCACCGCCAGGCCGCTGGAAGCCACGATGCGCAGCGCCACTTCGTTGACGCTCTTCGGCCGCCCCTGCCCGTAGCCCTGCACCTCGAAGGCCAGCGGCAGCGTTTGCAGATCAGCCGTGATCGGCAGGCCGACGTGTACCACGCTGGCGGGCACGGCCAGCGATATCTGGCCGCCCAACACCTGGGCCTGCGCCATCACGGCGCCATCGGCCAGCACGGCGACCATGCGTCCCTCCAGGTGCTCAAGCCCGCGGATGATGGTGGCCGGCGGGCCCGCGTAGCTCAGACCGCAGTCCACGTGGAAAGCCTGCGCCAGCACCGGCGAATGTGCTTCCAGCCGCTCGACGAAGCGCGCGTCCTCGCCGTTGACCTGCTGGCGCCGCACGACGGCATAGAGTGCGTCGCGCTCCCCTTCAGCAACCACCGCCACCGACTCGAACGCGCCGTGCAGCGTGTCGTGTCGGGTCCAGGCGGTGATGTTCTGCCCGGGCAGGTAGGTCAGGCCCAGCAGGTCGCCGCCGCTGCTCACGGCCCACACGGTCGGGTATGGGGCCTTGGCGTAGGCCAGGTCAACGATCTGCAACCCGTCGAACAGGTGTGGAGCGCGCAGGCTCAGATCGGATGGGCGCAGCCCCTTCACTTCTTCGCGGTAGCCCAGCTCCATGACGTGGCCGCCGCGCGCGGCAGCGTAGACCGCGCTCGCGTCCACCACCACCGGCTGCACGTCGTTGGCGCCGATATAGCTCTGCGGGCGCACCGACACACTGGTGGGGGTGATGGCGTCGGTGTTGACGCTGGTCACCACCCATTCGGCCGAGCCGGTCAGCAGAACCAGCACGCCCAGCGGAACAATGTGCTCGATGGCGTCGGCCTCGCGCGCGACGACGCGCAGCTTGACGCGGTCGTCGTCGCGCACCGGCAGTGAATAGGTCATCGTCGATTCGGTGCCGCTGCGCGAGCCGATCAGGGTCTGCGGCTCAGCCTCGGTGCCGGCGAACCAGCGCCGCTGCTCGAAATAGCTGACGGCCGCCGGGCAGATGGAGGCGTCCTCGGTGCCGGGCGCGGGCGGGCCGGCCAGCGACGACGCAAACCATCCCACCATCGGCGGCGTGCGGCTCTGGTCCGGGCGCACCACGTCGCCGCCGCCCTGGTCAACGAACTCGCTGGCAACCGCTTCGCCAACGAAACTGTGCAGTCCGCCGCTGAGCCGATAGACCCGGTAGCGCGCCGCGCCTGGCACGTCTTCCCAGTTCAGGCTGTTGCGCGCGCCGGTGTCGTAGAGGTTGTTCGAGCAGCTCGCGCCGGACGACGGCGGCGACTCGTCGCGGCCGTCCGTGCCGACGGCGGTCACCACGTAGCTTTGTGTGGACGGGTCGCCGGGGGTCGTCGGTGCCGGCGTGGCGGTAGCCGTCAGGCCGGTGGGCGCGGGCAGTGCCGAGCCCGTATCGATCACGCGCAAGACCCATTGCACGGCGCCCAGGCGGCGCAGTTCGCGCGCATACCAGCGCCGGCAGGTCAGCGTCATGACGTCGGCCGACTGCACATAGCGCAGATCGCGCAGGTCATCCTCGGTATAGGGCGTGGGCAGCTCCAGCACGCCAGTGGCCGGCATCGCATACCAGCGCCCGGCGGCAAGGTCGTCCGCGAACGTGCCCGAGCTGTGCGCCGACGTGCAGTAGTAGCTGACGCCGGCATTGGCGCGCAGATCGCCCGCCGCATAGGCCGTGGCGGTGGCCCAGGGGTCCACGGCGCCGGTGAGCACCTGTGCGCCCTGCGTGTGCATGCGCAGGTACTGGTGACCGAACTCCAGCACCAGCGTCTGTGTAGAGGAAAACCGAAACGGGATCAACCGCGCGCGGCGCTCGGCGTACCTGGCGCGCGCGACCAGCCGCAGCCCGGCCCGGTTGCGAACCGGGCCGTGCGGCAGGACCTCGAAGTTTCGGCACACGGCCAGGCCCATGTGGTATTTCTGGTCGTCGATGCGGCCCCAGAACTCGGGCGTTACCTCGCCGCCGACGAAGCCTCTCGCGAAGGTCTTCATCGCCCGGACATCCACGGCGCCGGGATGTCGGGCTGCGTCTGGCGGCGCTGGCGCACGTCGGACGCGATGGCGCGCGGCAACACCACGCCATGCAGCATCTGGGTTTGCGCCGCCGCCTCCTTGCGGCCTTCGGCGCCTTTGAGCAAAGGCCCGGCCAGCTTGGCGGCCAGTGCGACGACGACGGCCTCGGCGACCAGCGGCGGAAACTTGCTCGGATCGTCCACGCGCATCGTGTAGCGCAGATGCGCGCCCGCCTGATGCGTGTACAGCACGCGCATGCCGTCAGGCGCGGACTCTGTCACAAAGGGCTGCGGCGCCGCGCGTGCGGCGTCGACCGCCTCGTCGGCAGCGTCGGCGGCCAGCACCGCGATGGCGCGCAGCATGTTCGCCGGCACCGCGTAGCGGTACGCCCACTCGGCACGGTCGTTCGTCAACTGCGCCAGCGCCGCGCGCGTGGTGGCGAAGTTCCAGTCGTGCAGTTCGAGCACGCTGTCGCGCGCCATCGGGTAGAAGATGCGGCAGTGCTCGGCCTGCGCGCCGCCCTC